AGTACCATTAATTTGGAATACACCATTAATGTTAACATTACCATTTACTTGTAATTTACCTCCTCCACTAACACCTGTTGTAGTACCTATATATATATTACCACTATCTTTTACGCGCATCCTTTCATTTATACCATAAGCATCTGCAGTTCCAAATGCTAAATCTCCTTTACCCCAATTCGCATCACCACCTGCACCTTGATATATTCCCCAAATACCTGCGTATGAATTATTGTAAGCACTATTAACTCCTAAAGAACTAAAACTAATTATAGGAGAATATGCACCAACACTATATGTGTTATTAGTTAAATCAATACCACCACCAATTCCTGCATTTGAAGTATTAGAAGATGGGATTGTTATTCCATTTGCATCAAAAGTATTTGAAGTGCCATTTATATATGGAAGCCTTGCACCATTATAGCCACCTAAAGTTAATTTTGTAGCAGGTGTAGTAGTACCAATTCCAACATAGCCATAGTATGTAATTTTTAATTTTTGTGAAGGAGTAGTACCACCTGTCTGTGTCCAAAATCCAAATCCACCACCTGATGTGAAAGCACCACCTCCTGCTATTTTAAAATCTATATTATCAGTTGTTTCAGTTGAACCTAAATTATATGTACTACCATTATAAGCTAAATCAACATAATATCCTGATGTTGCGAATTGTCTAAATGCACCATTAGCTTGAACTGTACTAGAGAATGTAGCAGCACCAGCTTGAGTAATCTTTAAAGCATTAATTGGTGATGCTGAATTATTAACATCTATATTAAAATCTCCTGCTGTTCCTGTTCTTATTCCCCAATAATTACTGTTGCCAATGAAATTATAATTAGTATTTGCAGAAACGCCTATAGTTATTGAATTAGTTGTTGCAGTATTAGACCTAAAATATTCAGAAGTTTGTACATTGCTTGAGAATGTAGCTGCACCTGTATTAGCAATAGTAAGTTTTGTAGCAAAAGTTCCACCATTGTTAGTGCCAAATAATAACTGACCACTATTAGATGCTATTTGGTCATATTGAATTTGAGCATTTATATTAGTATTGCTACTATCGTAAAAGTTAATGTTTCTTGTTACTGCACCTTGTAAATTTAAGTTACCACTAAATGTTGCAGTTGTTCCTACTAAAGCAGCAGTTAATGTTTTTGCACCACTAATAGTTTGAGCAGTAGCTAATGTTACATATCCACTTAAATCAGGACTACCATAATTAGGAATATTTAAAACACCTGCCGTATAAGTAGCTGCTCCTGATGTTCCTGTCGTAGTTAAACTTATTGCTGCTCTTGCTCTAGCATCTGTAAAATAAAGATTAGTTCCTTCTGTTACCTGTGTACTTGTATAATCTCCACTAACTGCAACAACTGCTCCTGTCCTTCCAAATACAGATGTTACTCCACCTACATAGCTAGGGATATTGAATACTCCTGTTGCAGAATCATAAGTAGCTGCTCCACTTGTGCCTGTTGTAGTCAAGCTAATACTTGACCTAGACCTTGTATTAGTAAAGTAAAGGTTTGTACCCTCTGTTAAATTCGTTGTACTTTTTAAACCAAATGCAGTATCAAATCTTGCTTGTGTATAATAAAGGTTTGTTCCTTCGGTTACTTGGGTTGTAGTATAATCTCCGCTTGTTGCTACTACTGCACCTGTCCTACCGAATACAGAAGTAACCGCATCTGTGTTATCATCTGTCCAAGTAGCAGTAATTGTACCGCTATCTCTTTGCGTTAATGTTAATGTCTTTGTCGTTGTTCCTGTAACCGCAGCACTTAAAATAGTATCATCATAAGCCGCAGTCCAATTTGTTTGACTAGCAGTTGAAGGAATACCATACCCTGTTGCAGTTGAAAGAACACCTGTTGTACTATTATAATCTAATCCTGTAACTGATTCACTAAACGCTGCTCTTGCCCTAGCATCTGTATAAAATAAATTACCATCTTCTGTTACTTGATTGCTATGTAACATTTGGTGCTGCCATTTTGCAGGACTACCACCATATACCCATACATCATTTGCAGTAGGAGTACCACTCTGCATATCAATACCATGTACTCTATGTACATTTGGATTTGGATATGTACCTGACAAATCTCCACCTGCTGCTCCTGTTGGTGGCAACCCTGATGGGAATGTTTGTAAAGCACCTGTTCCATCTATATATTGACTTACTAATCCTGAACCTGTAATTGTTATTGTACCACTTGAAGTGATAGGACTACCAACAACGCTGAATGCTGATGGCATAGAAACACCAACAGAAGTGACAGTACCTGTATCTAAATCTGTCCAATTTGCCGTTATCGTTCCACCATCTTGTTGTGTAAGAGTAAGTGTTTTAGTAGTTGTACCTGTTACGGCTGCACTATTAATCTTATCGTTATAGGCTGAATCCCAATTACTTGTGCTATCTGTCAAGTATGATATAGTACCACCTGTACTTTTAACAATACCTGTACCTGATAATGCGTTTTGTTTTCCGTTGAATATTGTCCAATCTGCTGAATCTAAAAATCCATCTTGACTTCCACTTGCTTGTGTAACTTGTATAGTTGTGCCGCTACCTAGAACAGAACCTGTACCACCTGTAATAGTAAGTACAGAACTTGTTGATTCTGTCAAGTTACCTGTTGTTATCGTAGCCTGTTTATTATTAAATGTGTTCCAATCTGTACTACTCAAATAACCATTACTAGCAGACCTGATTGAGTTATTGAAATAACATTACTAGCTATTCCTAAAGGAGCAGTAGCACTTGTTATTCTATTTGTATAAGCCGTATCCCATTGTGTTTGTTTAGCAGTCGTAGGTATTGAATAACCTGCCGTAAATGTAACTACGAAAGTTCCTGTTGATGTTATCGGAGTACCTGTTACACTTAACCCTGTTGGTACTGACATCGCTACCGAAGTAACTCCGAAATCCAAATTGGTTTGCATGTAATCATCAATAGTCTGTAATGTTACTTTGTTAGTAGTTGCTGCCCCCGATGCAACAATAGGCAACACATCATTGTTTGCGAGTGTTACCCTTTCTACTAACTGACTTATTCTTTTATCTGACATAACTTTAAATATAAAATAAACTTACTCCGTTTTCTTGTAACATATAGAAGTCTGTTTCTAATAGTATGAAATCGTAGTCTGTTGGTTGTAAATCTTTGAGTATTTTAAACAAAGATACATAAGAAGTGGTATTAGCTATTGGATTAAACCTATCAACTTTTTGTAATTGATAGAAATGCTTACCTACTTTTATTATCCTTCTAAAATCTAAATCCATAATATCCTGTGGTGTAAGATAGAAATTACCTTGTAGCACCCTACTATCTTTATCTCCTATCAATGTGATAAGTGGTTCATAATAAGCACCATACAAGTTTGCTCCTGGGTATGCTGCTATACTAAAATAAACTTCTTTAGGAGTTCCAAATAATAAATCAGCAACAGGTTCAATAGGGTTATTCAAGTGACCTGCGTATGGATAGGTTGAATATGTAGTCGTACCTCCTTGTCTTGATAAAATCCAATTAGTTGGACATGACACATTTGGTTTCCAATATACTATTCTAGGTTTGAAATTATCTTTTATCTTATTACCATTTTCTACTTTATATAAGTGTAGCATTATCCTACCTTGTACTTCCTCTCTTAAAATTGGTGTACCAAATATTACCTTTAATGTTTTTGTATCTAATTCAAAATCGTTGTCTAGTGTAACCCTGCTTTCTCCGTAGCCTTCATTATACTTTGCTTTATAGAATCCACTCCAATAATCCGTATCTTCATCAAATTGTATTCTGTATTCTTTAGCAGTTATTTCACTTGTAGGTAAAATAGCCACATCTTGACTGACATCTAATTTGTTTGTCCAATCTAATGCTTCATCTTTATATCCTTTATAAAATAATGGATAGGGTATAATTTCCAATACATTGTCTTGTAATTTATCTTGTAGGATATACAGGTTGTGCATTGTAATAATACTTTTCAAGAAATCCCTTTGCTTCATAGACTTAGGCAAAGTATATGACATTTTCATTGTATCTCCTTCTACTAAATCAACCGCGACAGGTACTGTATTACCTATCTTTAATGTTCCTGTCAATAAATCTATTGTCATTTGTATTTGACCACCGCCTCCAATTCCTTCCCCTTCAATATATACCTCAAAGAAATCATTTTGTGCTATATCTCCTACCCAACTTAAATTTATATCCCAATTATAATATTGAAATGGTTGTAGATTCACAATTTTATTACTTGATAATATTGTACTTCCATTCCTATTTACATATATTGTATATATTGCCCTTGTACTACCTGCTAATGGGCTGAATTGATATTGAGCAGTAAAATTAAGACTCGTGTTTAATGTTTGTGCCCTATTCCAAGTGAATCTTGTTTCTTGATTACTAATTGTAAATCCTTCATCTGTTACTATTGTATTAAAAAATAAAGTTCTGCTATAAGATTCTACTTCTGCTGCTTCATCAGTATATTGTGATATTACATTTAGCAAACTACTAACTTGTTTTGTAATTGATTTTTCTGCAGTTACTAAAATTAATTTCTTAAAGTATTGAGTATCAAAGAATGGTGCAACAATTTCAAAACTACTTTCAGCAAATATTCTTTTTAATATTTCACGGATAAATATAGCAGGTTTAAAACTAATTAATGGATATGTAATACCATCTGTGGTATAGCCATAATCAACTAATGGATATACATAATTGTTTGCTCCATCTACCCAATCAGTTCTGCTCCAACTTGTAGCAATATTAGTATTGTTCCATGTATGGTTGTAATCATCAAAGTTTAATTCTGCTAATGTCTTATCTCCTAGCGTATGTAATATATCTCTCAACCTACCGAATACATTTGTTTCATAGGTTATATCTCCGTTCTTATTGTTAATCTTAATCAGCCTTAATACTCCATCAAATATCTTAACATTGTCTAGGAATATTTGTGCCTTCGCTTGTTTAGATGGGTTGAAATTAGATAACACATTCCTATCATTCTCATCATAATCGTTTTCAACTGATATATCAAATATGTTTCCGAATATCTTTTGATTTCTAGAAGTTGAAGGCAACACTAATGTCTTAGAATATGATGTGCTTCTGCGTTCAATATCAGTAATATCAGCAATAGAATATGTAAAATCAACATCTATATCGCCTAGTGTATCTACTTCGTATGTTTCTAAATATAATTTTGCACCCATTCTATACAGATTGTCTTGTGTTTACTAAACCAAATTCAACATCTAATTCTAAATTAAATAACTTATCACTAATACTTTGTTTCAATTCATAACTATTAGCAACAGGCTTTACAGGAATCCACGATGGGGTAATTTGTGTGTCATTGGCTAGGTTCATATAAACCAAAGGTGCTGAATATAAATCCCTTATAAGGACGCTCTGCGCATCTGTAAGGTAGTCGCTATTCAACTTGAACTTTTGTGTTTCTTTGGTATAGTATATAGGATTTGTATTCTTAACAATCACATCTCCACTTTGGTATATATCACCTGCGTAATCCTTTTGATACCCTTTCTTTTCAATATCAAAACTTGTCTTGCTAACTAAATCAAAATTGAAAAAGTCATAAGTGCCATATTCGTTTAAATATGCTAATCTTATTGGTTCGTATTTGCCACAGGATTGCACATAGATTGTTCCTATTGCATATCTCCTAGCACCGCCATTCGCCCAATTAACAAAGAGTTGTATGTTATCTGTTGTGCCTCCGTATGTCAATGGTGTAACTTTGAAATATGTAACCATGTGACCACTAGGAGCAGAAGGAGTAATATAGAAAGTAGTTGTACTTCCGTTAGCGTATGTAACAAGTAATTCTAAGTTAGTTACTTTGCCATCATTATAAAATCCAATGATTTGTGAATCTGTACTTCTACATTTATTGATTGTCCAATCTGTTAATGGTTTGTATATTGATGTGCTACTACCATTGTATTGACCATAGTTAGCATACCAATTCTTTAATTCAAGTAAAGGGAAAGATGCCGCTAATGCATATTTAGTTGTTGATACAACTTCTGTGTTTGAAATAATAACATACTCATCATCTATCATATAGTATTCATAACACTTTATATAGAATGGGAATATAATACCTGCACTATTTGATGATGTAGCACTTTGATAAAAACCATTTGTGAAAGTGTAATATGCTGATACTAACTTACTTACATCAAATTCTACTTCATCAGCAGGGTTTGCAGGACTATCATAATACGCAGTCGCTATCAATTCGTTTGCACTATTATATACTTTCACAACATATTTGAATCCTGTTTCGTTAGCGTTCGTGCTAGTTATTCTGTATAATATCCTATTGAATGATGGTAATATACTTGGTGTTGGTTGTACTAATGTTATACTCATTTCTTACTTACTTTTAATATCAATGAGTTAGCACCTACTTCCTCTAGTTCTGTTAGATAGAATGGTGTAACATCATCAACTGCTCTTTGTTTAAAGTTCCTACCTTCAATACCATATTTCTTTATGTAATATGCTAATCTACTAGCAGGACTTGTTATCTGTTTTAATTTCTTTCTCCTTTTACCTTCTGTGTTTTCAACTAGGTTAGTAGCCTTTAATTCAATGTTCTTCCTTCTTGCCCATCCTTCTAACCCTGCTAACGCTTCGGGTGGCATACCATAAGTCTTGAACTGATAATATTTGCCATCAGCGTTTTTAAATACCTTTCTTTTATTCTTTATACCTTTTACACCTTTGTCTATAAAGTCTGTATATCCTGCATCACCGAATCCTATTTCTAATCTCCATACTCCACCATTTTCCTTCGCACCGATAACTGCTATTGAACTAGCTAATCTTCCCGAAGATTGTGGCACTAATTGTTCAAGCCTAGCAACTAAATCTATTCCTAGTCTATCCAATATAGATTTGACGCTTTGTTGTAAAGTATTTCCTACTTCAACAATGTACTCATTATCATTGAGTTTCCTGCCTCCTATATTAAATAAGGCATCTACTTGTGCCTGTGTCGCAACTCCCATTGTTTATATTCTGCTTCTTTATGTTTGTTATAATCCTTTAAATATGCTAGGCTATTCAAATACTGAATGACAGGTAGATTGTATGCATCTGTCATTGTTATATTTTCAAAGTCTGCTATTTGTTTTGTTGAATAAACCCATCCCCATCTTTCCATAAACGAAGTAGAGCCGCTCTCGTTTCCTCCTTCAGATTTGAAGAGGTTATGGTATCGCTTATTAATTCCTTGAATAATTGATAAAAAAAAAGCATACAACCATATACATCAACAAATCTAGCATTCAATAAATCCTCTGCTACTATCTCGTGTGGTATTGTTCCGTACTCCATATACTTATCTCCTTTCATTGGTAGAAAGAAACAAGCACCAATCTTATTTAACTGCATTATCTGTCCGCTAAAATGATTGATGTCAATGTATTGACCTGATGTAATTTCTGTTAATTCAAAACAGAACTTGTATCTATTGTCGCCTACTACTAGGTAATCAACTGCTTTACATTCTGGCACATTGTTAAAGAACTCTAACTTCTTGGCATAATCCTGTACTAATTGCCTATACTTTATGGCATCATAATCTTCCTCGTTCTTGCCTTCAACGACTGCTAACATCTTTTGTTGCTTCTCAACAATGTTAAGTTGCTCACTTAATTCAATATCGTATAGGCTTATGAATTGCCCGACTGTCAGTTTATCCCACATAATTCTAAATATATTTTTTAGGTTATCGTTTATCTAAAGGTATACAATCCTTTGTTACTAACCTTTAATTCATTCAAGGCATAGTATCTTAATGCGTCTATCGCATGGTTGTATAAATCAGTTGGCTGACCTGTTAGTGTGCCATCCTTTTCAGTTCTGTATTTGTATGTAACTACTTCCTTACCAATTATATCTTCTGCTACATAATTAATTTTATATCGCTTCAATATATCTATGCTATTGTTAATACTATCCTTTCCTTTGTTAGCACCCTTAATCATTCGCCATCCATCCCTGTATAATTCCTCAATGCTTTTCGGTTCAGCACTATCTGCTATGATTGTAATGTGTTGAGGGATATTGAGTTGTCGCATCCTAGCACTAATATCTTGATTGGTTAATCCTCTTTCATATATCAATGTTTGAACATAGAGTTGTCCTTCGTGCTTCCTTACTTCAACTAATGCAGTAGGGTCAATAGAATAACCAAAGTCTAAGCCGTAACCTAGTAATTCGCCTTGCATTGTTTCACAGGCTTCAAAGTTATTGAATATCAATCCCTCAATAGTACCCCATTCTCCTATGCCATAAACATTCCATAAGGAAGGGTCTGTCTTTTTTAATAGTTCAATCTCTAGGATTACAGATTCTTCTAGAAAAGGATTGTCTTTGTAACTGCTGACAATGACATCAATATCATTTTCAGTATATCTCCTTACATCTTCTAGTTCTGTCTTAATGAAATGATTTGGTGATGATGGGTTCAATGCTAGGAATATAGTTCCTGTCGTTCTAAATAGTAATTGTTGCCACTCTAGTTTGTTAATCTCGTTAGCTTCATCTATAAACAGATGGGTTCTTTTCCTACCTCTTAACTTTGTTTCTTGGTCTACTGAAAAGAATTCAACTATTCTATTGTTATACTTAAACTCAAAGTTTGATTTGTTGTAATCTATATGATGGTGTAGTCCTGTGGCTTCTAGTATCTCAATAAAATCCCTTAATGTAGAACTCCTTAATGATGGTAAGAATTTACGGACTATACTGAATGTTCCCTTAGCATCAAATTCACTGCCTATCCTACCTGTCAATAACCATACTACTGCTATTTGACAGATGGAATATGATTTAGTGCTACGAGTACCGCCTCTGTTGATTCGTATTTTCTTTTTAGATAAGGCATTCTTTTCGTAGACTTCGCTTCCTTTTATGACAAGGTTATTGCTCACGCTTAATTATTTGTACTTCAATGCCTGTTAGGTTAAGGCTACCTTCTAATTGTATTTGTTCTTTTGGTTTACCATACACTCTAGTCAATAGTGTGTCAATAGAATACAGGCTTCCTTTCCTAAACGAACGATATAGAGCATTGGCTATTGTCTTTTCAAGTATAGTCGTGTCATCGCTTTGTACTATATCTTTCAGTTGCTCCATATCCATACCTAACATATTCTGTATAGTATCGTTGATTTCGGATTGCTTATATCCTATCCCTTTCAATAGGGTAGTAAACTTCTTTGGTCTGCCATTCGGGTTTCCGCTTTCCCCTTTCTTGAATGGTATTAAGTTATCTTCGCTTGGCATATTATCTTATATTACTTATGATATCTTCTTGTAATTCAACAGGAACTAACTTTCTCCAATGTTCATTACCTAGTTTAATTGATTCACGAATAGATGTAGCTGATATATTTGCTATTTCTTCTGTCGGGGTATATTTGTTTACCTCATAGCCTACACCCCTACCAAAGTTAATTGATTCCATATCAGGTATGATAATAACTTCAACATCTTGTTTCCTTTGTTTATGATACTTCAATATCATATTCTTTGTTTGTTGTGATGTGAATGGATTACCATTATCGGGTTCAATATCCCTTATAAGTATTAGAACAGGTATTCCTTTGAGTAACTTCTGTTCTATTAATTGGATATGTCCATAGTGATAAGGCTGATACCTTCCTATGAAGATTGCCCTTTTCTTATCTTTGTTCTGTGTAGGTTGCCCTCCATAGTTTCTTTTAACCCATGCCATTTGATTTGTTTTTTAGTATTTTAATAATGCAGTTCTCTACCGATTCGTGTGTAGTGTCAATATCTATATAATCCTCTGTTGGGATTTCAAAGTCTGCTACAAAAAACTTCTCTCTGCCACGAATTTCGCTTGTATGGACATATACCTCAACTACTTGGTTTGAAGCCTTTAATGACCTCCTGTGTTCGTTATAGGGGGCAACTACACTAATGATAACATCATAGCCTTTATTGTCCATAAACCTTGCTATATCTAATACAGATTGTATGTTCCTTTCCCTACCTTCCCTAGTGTAATCATTGTTCTGTAAGATATGGCGTAGGTTATCTCCGTCAATATGCACATGCTTTGTGCCTAGTTTTTCAATTAACGCTTTCGCTAGTGTTGTTTTTCCTGCTGCAGGTTGTCCGCAAAACCAATATATCATATTCATTTTTTTAATACGTACTTATTCATTTTTTTAATCCGTACTTAATATATCTATACCAAACCCTTTCGTGTATGTAATATCGTATAGGCTTGTATAATAATTCAACTATACTAAAGGTAGCACCTACCTTAACCGAACCGCTTACCATATACATAATAATAAACCCTATCATTGTGCTTACTATTCTATACGATATTGTTTTTGCTATGTGCCTTTTCTTGTCTAAAATCATAATTAACTATTGTTTTTATAGAACTGTTGCATATTTTTTGTTTTAATATCTTTAACGGCAACTAATTGTATATTAT